ATTTGCCTCCAATCTGCAACATACATCATGCGGTCTGCAATGAATTTTTATGATATTCTTATTATACCATAAATATTTTCAAATAACAAATGCCAAAAACATCGTATTTAAGCAATTTGTTGAATGTTTTAATACTTCTAAACTGCCTCTAAAATGCTATATTTAGTAACAAATTAGTAACATAGAAATATTATTTTTCTTTACCCTGTGATACCATCAGCAATCGCTTTTGCAATCTTTTTGTATCCAGTTTTCTTATATAGATCATAGTCATCTTTATCATCGACAAAACATACCTCGATTAGGATTGCTTTATTGATCGTATGATTAAGATAATACAGATTTCCTGTTGTTTTAATTCCTCTGTTTGTAAATCCTAGCTTTTTCATGTTTGCTAAGATTCTGTTACCAACAGTTTTCTTAATCCCTACACTCTGAGTGCACCAGATTTCTGTACCTGCAATTTTCTTGTCTCCCTTGTGATCGTTGCGACCCGAATTAAGATGAATCGAAACATCTAATGTTGCTTGTCTTTTGTTGCACTTAGTACAGATCTTTCTGAGAACGTCCGTCTGACTAGTTCCATTGCTAACTGTACAATTATATGCCTTATGTCCTTTTTTCTTTAATAGCCTTACAACCTCTTTGCAGATTTTTCTATCTTCTCTGCTCTCGTCCAATAAGTCACTTGCTCCACACGCAATCCGTCCGCTTGGATTATGCCCACCATGAATATTATATACTGCCATTATTCTTCCTCCTGATCTTTATTTACTACTTTGTCTGCTACTTCTAATCCTTTTGTTAATGCTTTGGGTACGTTATATCCTGCTTCCACAAAATTTTCCACGATAGATCGAATCTCATTGATCAGCAATGATGCCAATACAAACCATCCAAGTAATGTTGTAATCCCAAGATCTACACCAATTACTTTTCCAATCTCAATGAAAACTGCTGATGATCCGAATGCTACCATTATCATGATCCAGTATCCTAACTTTTTCATGACGCCTCTCCAGCCAATTCGTGAACTTACTTTTCCTTCCATCTTCGCACCCATCCAACCAGTAAACTGATCTGCTACGTTCAGTGCCAGATAAGCCACAAAAAGAATCCAGTGTTCGCCTAAAATATAACTCAGTACGGCCACGATCGATCCGGTCACTGCATTGTATGTGTCAATTACATTGTTTGTCATTTTCTTCATTTCCCTCACTTTCCTTTCTTTTGTTAGAAAATTATTATTTTACACATAAAAATAAGACCCACAGCGGTCTTGCTCTGATTTCCATATTCTCTTTCATTCTATTCTTCTACCTCTGCATCCTGAATCTCATAAAACTTATTTGTGAACTCTGCAATATCTTTTCTGATCTGCACTTTGTTCGCTTTATAAAGATTCCGATCCTGAATTGTCTGGTTTACATTATCATTACCTGCTCCGTCAGACGTGACGTTTGCAGACAAATAAACCACCTGTTTATCTACATCTCCGTCTTTTACTGTGATTGTTCCTGTAAGTGTTGTGCTTTTCTTTGTTTCTAACATAGTTATGCTCCTTTCATTTTTGCATAAATACAGGCATCAGCGATTAAGCCAATGCCTGAGTTAATTGTTTTATTGTTTTTTCTGCCTGCAGCAATCTTGTCTGCAGATCATTGATGATCGCTTCTTGCATGTCAATCCGACCCGCTTGATACATTAAATCTTTTCTGGTCTTTTGGATCATGAAGGTGTTTGCTCCAATCAATTCATCGTATGCTAATGTGTAAACTTCAGTCATGTTATTTTCGCCATATGTTTTTTCGGCATACTCTGGGTCTATATGGTGCGTTGCACATATTCCAAATTGTTCGTTGTGAGATTTCCCATAATCATTCAAAACACTATTTACATTCTGCGCTTTGAAACCTATATGATAGGAATTATCTGTGTCATCTTTGAATCTATACTTAATCGGTTCCAATTGCATGTATGAATTAATGAAATCATCGTCAAAATGTCGAAAATCTTTCTTGATTCTTTCGTCAGAGCTGTTACGGAACCCTTTTCTGGAGCTAACACCACTTGTCTCGATGTACATCATTCCAGAACCAGAATCTCCATTTACATAAAACGCATGATATCCAGCATAATAGTAAACGTTGTTTGTATTATTATAGTTTCCACAACTTATATATGCATCATTTCTATCTTTCCATGTATAATGTCCCCCTGGAGCATTATAAATCCATCCATCCGCAATAAAATCTGTTGCATATAAATTTCGATAACATTTAACACCATCACCTACTGATAGTATGCGGTAATCTCCTCCCCATTCAAATTCAAATCCAGTGGATGATAAAAAAGCGGAATTATTGTCTGATTGAATGTAAAGTGTACCATTTGTTATAGCTAACGCATCATTACTATTCCTATCATTACACTCTAAATTATTTACAAGTACACTACCACCATATAAAACAACAAAATTAGAATCTTTAGAATTTGTTCCACCTGCCCAAAACGCACAATCATCAGAGCCAATACCGCTACACGTAGAACCGCTTCCAGTTTTCAGATATGTATCAGTAATCTCATACTTACCAATCTTACCTTCCGTAGCAGTAATTTTTCCTGAGATGTCTGCATTACTAGATACAAATTTACCATCATACCCAACCCTAAATGGAGCCGAATTACTATCTTCAGCACCAGCCCAAAAAGCTTGATTTCCACCAATACCAGTAGCAGTAGAACCAGAACCAGTAATTAGCCATTGATCAGTAATCTCATACTTACCAATACTACCTTTCGTAGCAGTAATCTGTCCACTCAAGTTCGCATTCTTGGCAATCAAATTACCATTTGAATCCCAACTCAAATTAGGACTTGTAAAGCTACCATCACCCAGATTTAAGAATGATCCCTGCGTACCACCAGAATAGATGTAGTTGCGAGATTTAATGGCATCTGTTGCAATTTTGTCTGCTGTAATGGAATCAGCTGCGATTCTATCAGCACTGATATATCCAGTTGTAATAATTCCACCATCAATAGTGGTTTGATCTGCAATCATTTGTTCAGTTGTGGTTGTTCCGCTAGGCAAGTCTGCATTTTCTCCAGACCATGTTACAGATACATTGTCTGTAGTGTGATATGGGTTGATGTATTTAACGACATTCCCACCGTCCCACGAGTCAGTTTTATATAAATATAACTCCCATGTACTATTTGCAGTTTTAATAATTCGCCAACATTTTGAAGGTCGCCCTGTTTGCCTAAAACTAGCTAATCCTGGATCTGGATTACCAGCATTCTTGAATTGTATTCTACACTCTGTATATCCATGATCTCTGTGGTTTACTCCTATAATAATGTCTTGGTTTATATAATTACCACTAATTTTAATCGTTGCTATTTTCCAACAGGCTTGATTGTTTCCGCCACTGCTAAGACTTAAATACGAAACATTCGTTTTATTATTTATAGTATTCTGTAAATCTGTATTTAAACCACTAAACTTAACCAACCCATTGAAGTTAATCCTATCAGCAACAAGATCAGCAACACGATCAGTCAAAGTAAAATTACTAGAACTATCTCCACCCTTAACAATCCACTCAAATTTATCAGCAGTTTGACTAGCTATTGTTTCTGCAGCTGTAATCTGCTGATTTACATCTTCAGGAGCAGGTGTATAATCGGTTGCTTTTGTTCCACGCTCAAGTTTTGGACAAGCAAAGTAAACATATTTTCCAACAGAGGTTGCTTTCATTGATTCAAAAGCGGTTCTAACACCTTGTTTATAAGTGTCAGTTGCTATTTTATCAAGAATATCTTGTGTAATTTTAAAAGTAAATGAAAGTCTTTCCCATTTTCCAATAGTAAAATATTTTTCATCCCAATAATAAACAGTAGATATTCCTCCACCGCAATTTTTATTATCAGCGTAGTAGTTGTTCACAAACAAGATTCCGATAGGTTCATCCATTTTAACATCAATAGAATAAGTTAAAATATCGCCATTAACTAAATTATACCGTTCAATAATTTTTTTAAGATTAAATTGATAGCCATTCCATTCAGAGTTTACTCTTGATACTAGACAATTGTTTCTTGTTTCGGTTGTAGCTGTACATCCATGTGCATTCCACTCTCCACTGTCATGTATTGCCGTGGCAGTTCCTGAGTTCCAAAGTAAATTCCTACCACCAATTTCTAAATTAGCAAGATTCGTTTCTGTACTAGAAACCCTTGTAGTTAAACCTGTCAGACTTGTTTCGACTTTTGTGACTCTTTCCTGTGTTCCTACTAAATTTGATTTGACTTCGGATACAGTCTGTGTTGTTCCTGCCAAATTAGACTCAATCGTATTAGCTTTCGTTGTGACAGCTGCGATCGAATCATTTTGACTATTCAGAATTGTTGTATGTTCGCCGATTGTGGTTTTCATACTATCTACAGTATTTACAGTTGCGTTATATCTGCTTAGTAAAGCATTATAGTTTCCTTTGATTGTTGTATCTTCGCTGATCAGAGAAGATATCTGTCCCTGCATCGTACTGATACTGGTCGTGTGGGATGTTGTGATCTCTGTGATGTTATCAATCTGAGATTGTGTGTCTTCTGGTGCAGGAGTCCAATCGGTTGCTTTATTACCAAATTCTATTTTTAAGTCCCTGATATATAACACGTCGCCAACATTCCATTGTGATTCACGAGCATACCATACCATTGCATAATAATTTCGATATGGTACATAAGTTTTTGTGATCTTTTTCCAGTCTGTTGATACTGTTTCATTAAATGTACCACCATTTTCTATCCCAATGCTTAATTTTCTTTCAGTATTACATTTCCAGTAAAAACTTATAGTTATCGTTTTCCCAATACTGTCAAAAGTGTCATTTTGCAATGGATATCCGTATGCACCTCCAGTACCCGATACAGTACATGTCATTTCTGTATGATGCCCAGACAGTGCTGACGAATCCTCTACGATAATACTAGAAAAACGAGCATTTCCTGCAAAATTTGAATCATATCTAAAATTTATAGAATCTAATACTAAATTTCTGCCCCCAACCTCTATATTATCCACAGCACTATCAGCATAGCTCTTAGCACTGCTCAACGCGCTGTTTGCCTGTTCTAAGGCATACTTTTGTGCATCGGATAACTTACCATCCGCATACAGCTTAGCACTGCTCAGATTATCTGCTACTGTTGTTTCCATTTCATTAAACACGACGTCTAACGTTTGGTTCTTATCGTTCATAACGATTGTAGAAGATTTCAACTTCGTCGTAGAACCATTCACTTCCTCGATCACACTGTTAATATCCAGTTTCGAACCAGAAATATTTGCATCATCCGCTACAATACCATCTCGAATAATCTTTCTCTGAATCGTTTTCTCTGTAGCTCCAAGTGCATCCCAGATCAGATTCCCATTCTTATCCCAGACAGACATGCTGTAATCGTTTGAAGCATCTTTTCCGATCTGGACCCTGACACGGTTTGCATCAGAAATCTGAATGGTATTATCACTCCATTTTGACTTACCATCAGAACTATGTACCGTCAGATTTGTTGTATTAATGTCCATACCTGTGATCTTATCAAACGACAGATTCTCAATCATTGCATTTTTGATCATGCCGTTTTCAATCGTTGTATTCTTTGATGTCAATGTTAAGTTCTGAATGTTGTCAGATGTAAGATTTCCATTTACTAACGTGTTGAGATTAGCATAGCTACTTTCCAATACTCCAACTCTGCCGACTGCTGCATTAAGGTCCGTGATCGTAGCTTTTGTTGCAACTAGTTTATCGATCTCTGCATCTTTTGTTTTTAGCTTTGTAATCTCAGCATTGGTAGTATTTAAATTCGTAATCGTTGCATAGGTAAGTTTTGCATCTGTAGCTTTTAGGTAATCAGCCTCAATATTCGCAATTCTAGCATTCGTTGCATTTAGATTTGTCGCAGTTGCTTCTTTAAATGTTGCATGGTCAGATTCTAAAGTATTGATTTTTGCATTTGACGCCTGTAAGTCATCTGTGAATGTCTGTTTAAAATTTGCCACATCAGTTTTTAAAGTTTCAAACTCGCCTGTTTTAAATTTCAAAACATCTCCAGACAGATTCTTGATCGTTGCATTTGTCGCTGTCAGATTATCCACCATGAGTTTTTTTACAAACGCTAATTCGTATTCAACTCGTTCTGCCATTTCGGTTATAGGACCTTTTGTGTCAGAATCATCTTCCTCGGCGGTATTCCCATAACTTGCAATTGTCTGCATCAATCCACCGTCATAACTTGTTATCAATGATATGATCGGTATTGTGAATTTCGTGCCATCATTTTTTACAGCAGTAACAATATCTCCGATATCAAGTCTCGTATCTCCGATAAACCTTAATGCTGCAGGCGTGAATACTAAGCCTTGGACAGTATTATAAACACCGTCTAACATACTCTGTGTCATAACCGGATTTTGCATACTTATGCCGGTAGCTCCTGATCCAGATGAAAGTGTCTGATCTGAGTTATCACATGTCAGTCTTTTGATACTGAAACTTTCTTCTGTTTCTTGCAGATCGTTATAAAATATATTGCTTGGAATCTCATATGAAATATCCTGATACCATCGAAACTCGATCATTCCAGTTCTTCCACATATAGCAAATTTGCCGAATAATCCTGCGATAAATCCGATGGTTTCTTTGTATGTATATCCATCAAAAGGATTTACATATGTTGTGATCACTTCGCTTTCCTCGGTTTCTTCGTTGTAATCACCTTCCTCAATGATCGCTCTTTGATTGATCTGGATTCCTCGCTGTAATGTAGATGTATCAATCGCCACGCCTGTCATCGTGCTGATTTCAGCCAATATATCTACTGCATCCGTTGGATAACTTAATTTAGAATAATATGCCCCATTGCATCTGCTTGCTAATCTGTCATATGCGGTAAACGTAACCTTGTTGCTTTCAATCTTGGGATTCTGGATCGTATATAACCCCATCGGAATATATTCCATCTCTCCATCGACTTCCACGCCGATCTCCAAGCTGACTTCTTTTCCAGACAATGCAATTCCTTTATTCTCGATCGTTGCCTGAACATAACTCGCCACCGCACTCCCGATTGTTATTTCTTCCGCACCAGACGTTATTGTAAAATTCTTTACAGATTCTACTAATACTTTTTCGTTCTCCAGAAGCCTTGTATTAAATTTTCTGTTTGACCCTGCTATTGCATCGCCAAATTTTTTACTTGCCTGATACATATAGCATCACCTCCGGCTAGTCTTCGATCATAAACATCAGGTCTTCAATATCTGCAACAGATGGGATGTCATAGCGATCTGCATTTTCACATCGTTCAAGTTCTGCAAATGAAACTTTCATGATATCAATATCAGTATCCACTTCCTGCAGTTCTTTGATTTCTTCATTTACAATCTCTTTGCTTTCATCTGTCATTTCATACTGGTTTTCTTTCACGATCGGCTTATCGTCCTTATCTTTTTCTGCGTATCGTTCACAGATCTTAAGGCGGTTTTCATCATATTCTTCAATCGCTTTTCGGAATGCTTTCATATTTTTAGAAATTGCATATCCTAATTTTGCTGTGTAAACTTTGCTTGACTGTTTTACTAATCCTTCGTGGATTCTCATAATCTCTTTTAACTTCATTTCCATCTCTCCTATTTCTGCACGATCTGAACGCTCGCACTTTTGTAATAATAAATACCATCCCCGATATACCCCAGATGTTCTTTTGTAAGAGTTCCTCGGTATACAGTGATGGTATGTGTTGTTCCCATGTCTCTAAATGTGATCGGAAAGAATCCTTTCACAAGATTATTTTTTATCTTCTTAACTTCGGACTCTGTGAGGACTCCCCACTTGATATCCAATGTCTTTTTCTCTGCAATTGCTTCTCCAATCATATCTCCTGATGATGATCGTTCGGTATTGGCACTCCAGATGATTTCATCCGAAGTGCTTAGTTCAACCGGCTCTGGCAATGCAGTGTTTCCACATGTCAGTGTTGCCATTTTCCCTCCTAAATCAAGATCGGTCGTTTGCCGGCTCTGATATCTGCGTTGTTGTTGTCATTTACGGTTTTGGTTATTTTCTTGCCATCCAGGTAAACATCTGTATCAATTGATTTGACCGCATTGATCAGTTCCATGAGCAGGCGGATGATTTGATCATCTTTACTGCTGCCACCAGATAATTCTGCTGCTTTTTTCGCCATGGCGATCATCTTATCTTCTGGAGCTACGACTTCGCCTTGATGGCGGTTATCTCCGATCATGGCAAGCTGTGGAGTGTTTTTCTTTACATAGCCACCGCTTGCTAAATGTGGAATTGGGTTTTTACCAAAAATTTTCGCTTTGCTCAATGCTCCGTTTAACTTGTCAATAACATGCTTATTTACCCAGCTTTTAACTGAATCCACTGCTGTCTTTACTCTTGCCGTCAATGTTACAGTTTTTGATTTTAAAGAGTTCCAACCTTTTCTTATCTTTGATATTGCACTTGTTGCTTTATTCTTTGCGTATGCTTTTAATGTTGCTGTTTTATCTTTAACTGTCTTAAAAGCATTTTTTATTGACGTTAGACCTTTTCCTGCCTTATTTTCAGCCTGTCCAATAAGGGTTGCTGTTTTATCTTTTACAGAATCCCAAGCTCCCTTAAGTTTTGCAATTACACCAGAGGCTTTTTCTTTCGCTTCCGCAATTAATTCGGCACCCCTGTCTTTGATGGATTCCCATCCAGATTTTAATTTATCAATTGCTCCTTCTGCCTTTTCCTTGGCGGTCGCAATTAATTCAGCACCTTTGTCCTTAATATTCTCCCAAGCATTATGCAATTTTTCTAATGTACCTTGAGCTTTTTCTTTTGCTTCAGCAACTAAAGTTGTTGCACGATCTTTGATTGAATCCCATCCTTCTTTCAGATTTGCGATCGCACCCTCTGCCTTTTCTTTCGCTTCTGCTACCAAGGATGCAGCTTTATCTTTAACAGATTCCCAACTTTCTTTTAAAGATGCAAGTGCGCCTTTAACCTTTTCTTTTACCTCAGCTTCCAGTTTGGCTTTTTTATTCTTAATACCTTCCCAAAGCTTCTTGAACGCTTTGATCGGATGAACATTTTTCTTTACCCATTTCAATAAATTTTTGAAACTTGTTACAATGCCTGATAAAAATTTGGCGAACTTGGATTTTTTAATCTTATCCCAATTCTTCCACAATAATAATCCAGCTGCGATCAATCCACCAATCACCGCTACGGCAATTCCTACAGGGCCTGTTATCAACGAGAAAATCAGCGGAAGATTTTTAAATACGCTGATGATTGCTTTTAATGGTCCACCTAAGAATGTAACCACTTTTCTAAATGTGTCAAATGCCGTTGCGACTTTGGCCATGATCGGAATTACAGCTGTCACAAAAGAAACTAACTTAAATGCACCAAAGAAACTCGCTATCACAATTGCTATGTTTTGCACCGTGCTCTGGTGTTTATTGATCCAGTTTGCTAATCCGTTCAATCCCTTAACCAGAAGATCTAAAAATCCAATGATCGCATCTCCAACAAAATTAGCAAGTGGTTTAAACAAATGATCCCATGCCCACTGCCATAGCGGCTGCAATGCTTTGCATACTGCTGTCAGTACATTTAATGCTGCAGCTAATAATTCAATCAGTTTTGGAGCAAGTTTCTGCATTGTCCATTTTCCAAGCGGTACTAACATGTTCTTCCAGATCCATTTGAAAGCTCCTATTGCAACCTTGCTAAACGCACTAAAAGCTACTCTTAACTTATCAATTGCTTTTCTAAGATTATCATAGCCTTTTCCGAGTTTTGTGGCTTTTTCATCTTCTCCCTTGGGAAGAGAGCCCATATCTACATTACCACCAGATGCTCCACCTGCTGCGGATCCTGTACCAGAAGATGGTGTAGAACTCTTTGATCCAGATGATCCTTTTGTTTCAGTCAATTTATTGATCTGATCAAATCCCATCAATCCAGATATCTTCTTTGCCGTCTTTTTGGCTGTGTCTCCAACTTTCTTTGTCGACTTATTCAGCTTATTTGCGGAACTTGTCGCATTGTTTAAGCTGTTAGATACCTTTCCTGCACTTGTCGCCGTCTTATCAAGACTTGCTGACGCTCCACTGGTCTTCTTGCCCATGATCATTGCTGTAAACGACTTGAATGCATTTGCAAGAGTCATTAATTTTCCAAGCACCAAGTTAATTACTTTTACGATTGGCAAGAATAAATTAATCAATCCTTGTCCAATTGAAGCTTTCAGGGAATCAAATTGTAATGACAAAATCCTGATCTGGTTCGCCCACTGATCAGAGGTCCTTGAAAAGTCCCCTGTCGCATTCTGCAACTGTTGCTGTACAAATGCATATCTTAAGGCTACTTTCTCCTGTTCCGTCATGGCACTGGTCGTTTTACCGAATCCATTTGCCAGTGCGTACTGATCAAGGGCTGTCTGTGTCATTACGATTCCTAAATCTTTTAACGTCTCCGTTTCTCCGGAGAACACGGATTTCAGTTTTGTAAATGCTTCATCCTGTGAAATGTTATAAAATGATGCCACATCTCCGGCAAGTCCAGTAAGAGCTGTGCTCATCTTGTACGATTCTTTTTCAGAAAATCCAAAAGCATTTGCCATCGCTCCGAATGTTCCGGTAAACTTCTTTGCCATCGTTTCAGAGAGTCCGAACGTACTTGCTGCATTTTGTGCAAATTCATTTACCTTTTTGCTCATTGTTGGAAATACTACATCTACGACGTTCTGCACTTCTGTTAGATCTGATCCTAACTCAATACAGTCTTTCGCAAAACTTGTTAATCCTTTTACAGCAAAAGCACCGGCAAGCATCTTTCCTGTTTTCTTTGCTAAGTTCTGTATTCCACTTAACTGCTTATTAAATTGTTGCTGATTGATCACCAGATCCAGCCCGATCTGACCTGCACTATCTGCTGCCATACTTATCACCCACCTTGTCTTACACAAAGTAGGCTGGCTTAGCTACTACAACGGTGCTTACCTATGCTCTTCCCTTTGCGGATCCATACTATATTTACCTGTTTGCATCGGGGACATTTAATTTCCCCTTTTACATATTCTGCGACCATCAATGTCTGTCCGCATTCTTTACATTTTATCTTTTCAATTTGTTATACCTCCTGCCATATCAATAAATGCCTGTTTCATCGTTTCTAAGAAATCATTTGTTTCTTTTTCCGTTTTTGTCTTAGCGGCTTTTCTTCTCCACTTGTTCCTGATTTCTTTTTGTTCCGGAGTGAACTCTTTGATCACTTCATTATCATCTTCTAATCGGACGGATACGATCCGTCCTAAGGATGTATCTGGTCCTATTCCACAAAGCAGCGCTTTGAACTCGTGCCATTGCATTTCCTTAAATTCTTTGGAATAGATTCTGATTCCATACTGCTCCGCAAATGATGATACGATAAGATCCCAATCTTCAAACAGATCATATCCAGGATCAACTACTCCCCCGATTCTTCTTCACCATCAGTTCCAGAAATTAATGAAATTGCTTCCTGAACAACTACGGTATAATCATCAAATTTCAGATGAAGCTTTGCTAAGTCTTTCTGTGCTTTATCTGTAAAGATCAACTTGCAAAGTTTTGAGATCGTCCCTGGAGTCACATCGTCTTCTGCATCTCCTAACTCTCCCATGACTTCGATCATAGTTGTCGCATCTGCATTCACTTCATATTTCTTTCCGTTGATCACTAATGCCGGATTCTCTTCGAATTTCAGCTTATCTGTAATATCTACTACTTTTCCCATTCTATCTTCCTTTCAAAAAAGGAGAGGTTTCCCCCTCCTAAACTCCTGGTGTTACTGTTGGTTTACCATTGCTCTGTACTTCAAATTCCAGAGGTGCAACTGCTGTAGAATCTCCTGCTCCTACATTTGTCACATTGATAACTGCGCTTGCAAACTTGACAACTGTTTTGTCCGGAAACGTCCATTGAAAATCTTTCTCTACATTCCTTCCATTTTTCCATGCCAATCCTGCAACCGCATCGTTTCCGGCATCTCCTACGTTTCGTTTCGCTGTAACTGAGATCGTAACGGATTTTGCAGTCATTAATCTGCGTGTCCATCCTTCTGTATCAAATGGAGTCCATTCCTCAACACCGTTATCAAAGGACACTTCAAATGTTTCACAGTCTGCGATATCTTTCATAGCTGCTTCTGATCCAGATGCTGCTGTGTCGATCTGAAACTGATTTTCGTAGCAAGGATATACTCCGCTTTTAGCTGTTTCGCTCATCGTCTACCTTCCTTTCGTAATAAATGTCAAACCAAATGACACGTTCATAGATTCCTTTGTCATCCGTTCCAACATCTACTGGTTCAGGAACCTGCATGGATAAGAAATCTACTTTTGTATCTTTGATCATGAATTGTTTCTGTGTTTCTAATATTTCAAACAGTTCGGCTGCTGCCTGTTCTGTTTCTTTTGAATTGTTGTTCCAGTGAACTAAGACAGATATACTTTTCGTATCATATTTCTTATATCCACCTACTGCATACCGTTTTGGAGCATAGGAACTTCGTTGATACACTCCAATGGATCTGTCTTTTTTGTTGTCTAACTTTCCTGTGTAATAGTGATCAGCTTCAAATACTGTTTTCAGCCAGTCTTTTACATCTGCTAACAAAATCATACGCCACTCTCCCTTCGGTACAATTTCTTAAATGCTTTTTGTGCAAAATCTTCATACAATCCGCCTGGAAGCCAAGGATTAAACCATTCACCACCTGCGAACGGATTTTCGTACGTCTGAAAATTATATTCCGGATGAAAATATAACCTTCTGGCATATGGCGTTGTAGATACAATCCTTGCGCGTCCTGCTTTGCTGTAGGTGTAATCCACAAACGTATTATCGTTTTGCAGATTTCCTGTATCAAACGGCATAACCTGAGCTTGTACCACTTCGGTATGCAAAGCTTCTGCTGTCTTTTCCAGTGCTGTGACTTGTGCCTGTGAAAGCTCCCGAAGTCTCTGTGTGTTGATTTTTATAATTGAATTGCAACGGATCATCACATCAACTCCAATCTGGTATAATTGACCGTCCCATCGGGATTTCTTGCTTTCTCTCCACTTACGATCACTCTCTCAACTCCAAAGATTGTTGCGACACCGCAACTGATCACTGGTACATCTGGGGCGATATCTCCACAAAAAAGAGCAGATCCCGTAACCTGTACGATCTTCTGCTCATTTGTCATAACTCTTTTCGCTTTATCTTGATAGTTGCATTTGAAATCCGCATCGATCAGAGTGATCGGCTGCCCTTCCTCTCCAATCTCTTCGCTGTCAATCCGAATATGAATATCCATCTGACACATTGATTTTGGAATTAACTCTGGCCATTTCATCAGATCGCCCCCAATCTCCTGCAGCACAATCCTGTCTGTTCTAACATCGCGTAATTGTCAGCTTTCATAATCACACCATCCTGAACTGTTACATTCCATCCACCGGCATTGATCCCCATGGATACGCCATTGATCGAATAAGAACTTAAGACACTGTTGATCAGAGATTCATTTTCTGCTTCAAAATCTGTCTGTCTACAGACAACCAGACGAATCACATCTTTTTGAAACTCTGTCAGATTCTCAAATCCTCTTGCTACAATGCGGTTAAATGTAAGTGTGTCAATGTGTCGGCTTGCGATATACAGTCTCTTTTCAAGATCATCCGTTGTGATCACACTGCTGACTTTTTCATAATACTCCTGATCTGCATAAGAGGCGAGTGCCATATGCACCACCTCCTACACTTCGGTATATTCCGTAGTGTCTACGTCAACGTAAACAGAATCAACCTTGCCATCTTTTCCGTTCGGGAATACAAATACGTCAGATAAAGTTCTGTTCTGATACAGATAACCATCACCTTCTGTGTGTGTTCCTGGATCAAAGTAATAGATGGATGAGATCTTAGGAACTGTCTTACATGTCTGTCCGCATGCGATCAGCACATTGATCTTATGTGATCCTGTTACGGATTTACTTGCGTCTTTCTTCACTGGTGCAAATCCGCCTTCTTCAACTTCCCAGTTAAACTTATCATAGAAGCGTTCATCATCGATAACTTCCATAAGTGTTACGCCATCAATATCTGTGACTCGTGTTTCGATTCCCATACCGCCTTCTGCGATCTGAGTCATCTCAATCTTACGAGTAAATTCTGTAGACAGTTCTAACAGATCCATGATCGCAGATGATACATACATGATCAGTGATCCATTCGCTTTGTATCTGCGAAGTTTTCCTGCTGCAAGGAATCCTTTTAACTTGCTGAATACATTTGCTTTTGTATAATCGCTGGAAGCTGTTGAGCTGTGATATCCAGTCACTTTCTGCGCAGCCTGTGCTACTTTAGAGAAGAATAACGCATCTGTTTCTGGAACTACCTGAGTCTGTTCAAAGACTTTGGAAATATTCTGGATAGATGCTGTTGCGTTTGTCTCATCGACATCTGCTTTATCAACAAGGAATGATACATCTCTGTCGTGTTCCACTGTAAACGCAGTATCTGTCTGTGCATAAGTTCCTTTGTTCCATCCGCCATTTCGACTATGGTTTTTGAATCCAGATACAGACATCTGTGTGAAGTGGAATGTTTTCGCATCCAACCACGTTACATTTGATGTTACGAATGGAGAAGTTAATGTTCCCTGCATTAAGATCTCCAGGAGTTCTGGCTCCCATACCTGTGCATAATTTAATGCCATTCTTTCTTACCTCCTAATTAAATCGGTTCCATCGTTTTGTTGGTACCGCTTTCTGCTGTGGTGCATTGCCACCAGTCTCTCCGCCATGCTGCTGACCGACTCCGATCTGACGGAATCCTGTCTGCTGCTGTTCCTGTGGTTTTAACTGTGGCACATCTTCCAATACTTTGTTTAATGCTTCTTTTAATTTTTCGGAATCAATCTTTCCATCCTGTACGACCTGCGACACGTCTGCCAGTTTTAACACGTAAGGCATTGTTTTTAAGTCGATCCCAAGTTCTCCAGATAACTTATAAGCATCACGCTCGATCATAGCTTTCTGTGCCTCGTTCTGGATTGCTTCGATGTTCGGTTCGTTTGCAGCTTTCTGCTGCTTAAATGCCTGCATCGCCTGCTCAGCTTCTTCCTGGCTAAGTCCCTGCTGTTTAAAATAGGCTTTTAATGCAGTGTTTTCTTTTGCTGCTAATGTTCCATCTAACATCTGCTGAATCTTATTGTAGTCAATCTGTGGCTGTGGTGGATCAGTTGCCGGTGGGGTCTGATTTGCTCCTGGCTGTGGTGCAGGTTCTCCCTGTCCTCCCGTTGGTTCTGATCCTGGTTCCGCAAAAAACTGTAGGTTCATATTTAATTTCTTTTTCATTGTTGCTCCTTTCCATTTTGTGGGTGTCTCCCAGTTATCCATTGTCTTCGGTGTCACCGCCCACGCATCTTTTACCCTCTTATCGTGTTTGGAGCATAAAAATAAGACGTCTTAACGGAACGTCTGCTACCGAGATTTATGGATCACCTCTTACTTTCTTGGCTTTGTGTTTCTTTTTGGTTTTTCTTCTTTCTCAGTTGCTTCCTGAGTTTCTGGTTCTTCTACAGGTTCAATGATTTCTTCCGCTACACCTGCTGCGATCAGTACCTGACCTCTTTCATCTGTAACGTCAAACTCATCTCCAACGTGTTTTTCAAAACCAAGTTCTCTGTCGTGATAATTGTAAGTTACTCTTACTTTCATTGCTGGTCCTCCTTTCCTTAAAAATGGGTATAAAAATACCACCAACCATTTCTGATCAGTGGTATTATCTATATCTTTTACTTCTTATCTTCATATTCTCTCACAATCTTCTTCATATACTCTCTGTATTCCTCTATCCCGTTGAAGCATTCCCAATGATACGGAATCCATTCACCAGTTATTTCATAATATCTCCTTTTTAAATACTGAATTTCTTCATCTTCTTTTAATGCCTGAATCAATTTTTTCATTCAACCAGCTCCTTATATGCCTTGAATATTCCATCTAATATTTTTTCTTTTTCATCCAATTCAAGTACATCTATGCTGCTTAAATTCGCAAATATTTCCATCGCCTGTACTTTAGGATTCGATTTCCAATAACTCTTTTTATGCCCTACTGGAACTATAATCTCACCTTCACTCAATGCGCTGATAATATCTGAAATTGCAAAGCTGTACTCATACTTCCCATTTTCTTGAAACCATTCTTGAACTTCATCTCTTTTATCATATACTTTTTGTCTACATTTTTCAATTTCTTGAAGAAATCTTTCATCTTTCCAACTATTGTATTGTAGAAAATCCATTCTATGTGTTATTTCATGCGAAAATATATAATCCATATCGTACAATTCAATATTAGGTGCTTTAGAATTGTATTTTATAATATCTTCATTAGGCAAATATGCAAAAGGCACTTTAAGTTCTTGGTCTTCTACAAATTCTACTGTATCCACAAAAAATGACATATTAGCCTTGTGTCTTGAATTATCTATGTTATTTTTTATCTTTTCTTTGAATACTTCGAGAGAATCCTTTATATTAAATCCTTCTGCTTTCTTTTGAAACTCTTGTTTCCATTCTCCAAGTTTTATTTCATACTTTTCTTTATTTTCTCTATCTAATGAATAATTTGCCAGTCTTCTAAATTTCTCTTTCTGTCTTTTGGCATATTGTTGCTTCTGATCATCCTTATAATCATCCTCAACTTTTTTAATCTCTTCCTTTGAAAACTTATCGTCTGGCGGTGTACTGATTCCAGGGAAGTATGTTGTGTGACTGTCTTTGCAGTTTGGATGATAAAGTCCTGCTGCCATTGCAGAACTCATCAATGGATAACTTCCATCCTCACTACTTCCACCACTCCACACATCGTCGATCAGAATCTTTCCAACAAACGGCAGGCACTTTGGGCACGGATTTCCTCGCTTATTCATGATTACAAGATGGCAACCCCATTCTTTACGCTTTTCTCCTTCTCCAGTAAGATAAGCTCTCTTACTTGCTGTTCGGATTGCCATACCTGCGTATTCTTCTATCCTATGCATTGATCCATTCTTGTACTGGATGCATTGGATACCTGCTGCAAGAAAATCCTTTGTTGCCATATCTACAGCTTTTTCATAGGTGCCAACACCACTGTTCGCATATACCTGTGCATTGAATATCGTCTTTCGGTACTGATCATTTGCACGTCTTAGCATCGCTGTCTCTGCATTACCCATATCAGATACAGTTGCATCGATCAGTGCGTTCATCTTGCGATCATTAATCTTGAAGAATGCTCCATCGATATCTCCTGAACCGCCAGATGCCTGCCCGATCGTTTCGAGGATATGTGCTTCCTGGTCAAGGTACCCACGTTTTCGAGATTCGCTAATAATCGCAGGAATGCTTGAATTGATTTCTTCAAATTGGCCGTTATATTTTTTTGCATTTCTCTTGCGGTACTCTTCTAAAGCTCTTAACTGTTCTGCCTGCCACATCCCCCATTCGATACCTTCTTTTGTTTCTTCTGCTCGGTGTCGCTGCATATTACGCATCATCGATGCGATCAGTTCATCTTCTATCCGCTTAAGCGCTTCTTGAATATCGTAATCATTCATCTTTCACCTGTGTTGTAATACACTTTATACCCTTGTCTTTTGAACTCGCGTTTCATCTCTTTGAGTTTTGACATGCTACCACACCTGTCCTTTCTCATCTCGATGATTCCGTTTTTCTCAATCGCATAAATACCAAACGGAACGTGATCACTCATCTGTCTTAGGAACTTTTTTGTCTCCTGTCGGCTCATCCTGTACGAGTGGTTCATTATCATCACTACCATTTACTTCTCCTATCTGAAAATCTCCTGCTGCCGTATTGACTGCCGGATCTTCTACTTCCATGATTCCTTGTTCTGCTTTCAGTCTTGCGACCTCTTGTTTCTTCCATTCATCATCTCTGGAATCTCCATACAACTCATCCACACATGCTTCAACACTCATGACTCCCTGTGATCTTCCTTTTCCAACAGTTTCAACCTGACTCTCGAAAGATGGATTGGCATATTCACCAAACGTTACATCTACCTCGACATCATCATTACTGTTCTGTCCATTTAGTTCACGGTATGCTTTGATACTTACCTTGATCAGACTTTGCAAATCTTCCTGTAATGCACCTACGATCGCATTTCTGCTATAAAGTGTAGCTTTCTCTTTTTCTCTCTGTGCATCTGCGTTATCCAGTTTCTTTACATCAATCCCTAACGTTGACGGACTGATCAGACCTTGCAAACATAAATCCAGTGCTGTTATGTATGCTGATAGATAGCTTTCATGCGGAATCTCTGGTTGCTGCAATACGATCTCATTCTTTGCACCTTCGTGCATGTCGGAATCTGTTTTGATGTATCGATTATCAAACGGATTCACTGGTAATGTCGCTCCTGTTTCTGGATTTCTTGGAATGAAACATTCTGGAATATACTCTTTACTTCGTCCGGATCGCACTGCATCCATCCATTGACTGAACGCTTCATCGAACGCATCGAACGCATCAATTTTACGATCAAAGATACTCTGCCCTCTGCTATCCCATTTTCCAGATTCAAAGAACATAAGCGGTACAGCGAGCATATATTCGCCACGCTGTTTGACTTCTCCATCTTTACCTTCCTGGTATGTTGAGAATGCCAAGTTCTGCAAGTTTCTTGTTTCATCCAGTGCATCAAGCGGTACTTCCTTATCATTGCAGGTCAGTTTATATTTGATATACCCATAGCCGTAATACTCATGCAGGATATATTCTCTTCTTTTGTAGTCATAAACCGTTTTGAACTCAATCTCTGTGATCCTGCCACGATTATTTTTGACATTAAGTCGTTCTCCAGGATAGTACTCAATGATCGGATACTGTGAAAGACTTGTATCAAATGTGACCTTAAAAGCTCCATCTCCGATGTACAGAGTTTCTTTCGTTGCTTTCTCCAGTCGCTTCTTGATCTTGTTCTCTTTCGCGATCTCATCCCAAATATCCTGATCCTGCTTCTTTTTAAAATCAAAATCGTTTAGACTGGCAAGAGTCACACTTGTGAGCATGTCCACGATCAGCGATGGAAGTCCTGTATGAATCTTATTGATCTCCATCCCTGGACTGCACTCCGCCGCCCAGAAACTCTGCCGGCTTGTATTGATAACAAGTTGCCGGTACAGCTGTTCCAGTTCGTTGCTGTCCCCTCTGTACCAGATACGGTTTTTAATTGCATTTGCTTCGTAATCCAATGTTTCAGTTATGTTGATTCTTGAGGGATTCGCCGGCTGTACATTTAACCAACTGCGAATCCCTCCTTTTACTTTTTCCATGATATTATCCACCCATTTCATCTTTGTCTCCTATTTGCATCTTGTATGGCAGCCATGCATACTGACTGGCATTGATCGTATGGTCATTTCTATCCTCTGGTTCATTGTTCTTATCTTCTTTCCAGCTGTAACGCTCAAGTTCTGATATGTGGTTAACGCAATGGTCAAGGACTAAATAGGCATCCTGTTGCAGCCATGAGATTTGCAGCATGATCCTGTCTATGATCGTTGTTTTCTTGTATGCCGGAATGAAATTATGTGCACTGCCATGCAGACGTTTGTGTTTATTTAACTCTGTGATCGTTGCCTGATCAGCAGAATCTATGAATACGTCTCTTGCGAATCCCCATTCTTTACGGTTTGTTTCCAGGAAGTCTACAAAGTTTCGCACCGTATCTGATGGTGCCAGTGGGATTGTCAGATCCGCATTGCTGTAAATCTTCTCATCTACTGTGATCACTCTGCGATCTTCTGTGATGATCTGGTAAATCATAGCAATCGTATCTTCAGACTCAGAAGAGTAAGAAGTATCCAGACCTGCAGTGATGGTTTTTATCTTGATCTTTCCATCTTTTAGCTGTTGCTTTAACCAGGCTTTTGTCTTAACATGACGTTTCCGATCAAAATTAGAAAAGACAAGACCTGTTGCTTTTCCTCTTAGCCCTTCAATCTTGTTCTTCCAGATCTTCGTCCCTTTCGGAGTGTTGGCAATGATCTTGTCTAGTTTTTCTTTTGGTAATCCCAAATTATGAACAAAAGAAAAGAACCAATGGACCCAGTTAGGTTTTGGTTCTTCTTTCAACTCATCTTTTATTTCTTTTGGTGTTTCCTGTTCCCACTCTGGAAGTGGTCTAGAACAATTTATGTATTCTTTGTAGATCGGCAATGCAGGATCATCAGGATTCAATGTTGCCATCAGGTAATCACATCGCATCGCTGATTCTCTTACAAAGTCAATATCTGCTGTATTGATCTCGTCAATATACAGGCATCCATACTGACCACCTAAAGCTTTTTGCCACTTCTGTTTATCTCCGTATCCAAGTACATAAATAACTTTATCGCCTTTGCTTGTGTGGTACAAAAGATGCGGAATCTTATCGTCTTTGGTTCCGTTTCCGTGGTACTCGACTAATTGCCCAAAATCATCAATGATACCAAGATCTTTGTTGATGATGTTCTTTTCTGCAGTACCGGTATCTTTCGCTGCAAGAATATGCAGTTTCTTTTTGGACTCTGCTACCTTAAGCATGAACTTGAAAAGACCTACTGTCGTTTTACCTGCTGCCGTTGTGCCTTCCAGGAACTCTACCGGTGCATCACATCGGATAAATGCTTTGTACTTTTCTGACAGCAACAGGCGTTCATCACTCATTTACCCACCTCGCATCTGATTGATCAGATCATCAAGTTTGGATTTTTCTTCTTCCAGACCAGATACTTCCATGCGGTCTTTGAACATTCCGAGATGTCTTCCTAACAGTTCTAATGCTTTTCCTTTATCATTCAGCTTAATTTCAATACCGTTGCGCCCTTCTTTGATTCCTGCGATCGCTCTTACCATCGTATCGGATAAATCTGCAGTATTTTTTATAATCACTTGTCCATCTCGGACCTCGGCGTAATCTGTAGCTTTTGCAAAGGCGATCGATGCTAATTCATTAAGCACTCGATCTTGTGTGATTTCTGTTCTTTCGCTCCGCTCCTGCATTCGAACACTGATATACTCAGACACATCTTTAATTTTTAGTAATCTACTTGCGGCAGCTGCTGCCGTATCTCCATCCTTCACTCTTGGATATGCAACTCTGTAAGCCCGAGATGCATTCAGATCTATCAGGTATTCATCAGCAAATAGCTTTCTTTTTTCTGTTAATGCCATCTGGGCTCACTCCTTTCTTACGTATTGTTCTCTTTATTTGCTACTCTTTACTGTAAATGGAACAATGGATTCTGGAATATAATTCACTTCATATTTGTACTTATTAACTTTTGCTCCGCCAAGATCTTCGATCACATACATACTGTCTTGATTCATGCCGATGATATGTTTCTTATATGTCCCATCTTCTGTCTCTACAATAAGTTTTACTTTCTTACTGCTGTCTGTTTCTAACGAAAATGCTCCAACTAGTTCAAATTCTACTTTATCTGTTCTTGTATTGATCACTGCAAATCTGCGCAATACATTAAAATTATCTGCTTCCTGTGATACATTGCTAGATACCTTATCTGCTTCTGTGCATGCAGTTAATGTTCCGCCAATAATCGCCAATCCTAACAATGCTACTAGAAATTTCTTTTTCATGTTAATATCTCCTTATTCTACAAACACCCAATCTTCTGCCAATATGTAGTTTTTTTCTTCATTCACACATTACCACCCTCCTTCTTCAGGTACTCGCATAGTCTCTCACATTTCTGAGCATTACTGCATCGAATTATTGTATCCACTTTACAACCAGTCCCTACATATCCTCTGCTCATAACCTGTGTTTCAGGTTTGAACTCTTCACAGTTCTAGCAGTAATCTTCTACTTGTAATCTGATCATATGTTTTCCCTCCTATATTTCAAATGGACCTCCAGGGACTCGAACCCTGGACCGATCGGTTATGAGCCGACTGCTCTGACCAACTGAGCTAGAGGTCCTTATGCCGGATTGCTCCGGCTTTTATTCTTCTGTGTGGCATGTATTTGTCAGCTTCTTATACACGTCCTCATATAGTTCCTGTTTGTCTCCGTTATACGTGTATTCTGCGTAGATGCCATCACCGCTGATCGTGGTGGATGCAAGGCATTTGTAATTCTGTAAGGTCTTACAAGACCAAACTACAAATACATTACTCAGATCAATGTAAATCTCCGGTCTATTCTTGTGATACCATTCCACTAGTTTCTTCTTGCAAACACTCTGGAAGTGATCCATTCCTGTAATAATCATGTTAATATCTCCTTATTCTGCAAACATCCAATCTTCTGCTAACATATCCGCCTGGCTTGCTAACCATCCCATTTGTACGCCAGACGTGCCGATAAACGCAATTGCTTTATTTCCAATATCGTTGTGATCACAATTAACGATCGTTCCGTTTGCCGCCTTGTATGAAATTCCTGTTGCAAGCTGAATATACTGGTTCTTTCCGTTCCAACCTGTTCTTTTAACTTTAAGACCACGTTTCAAATATTTAACAGCATCCCCAAAACTAAATGTAGCCACTCCACCAAGCACAGGACAGTTCTCTGGATTTGCCACAATCCATTCATTAGATAAGATGTTAGACAGTGTATACTCAACTCTCTGTGTCTCTCTAATATCAAGTAGATCTCCCTGTCCTTTGTCAGTGTCTTTCGGTCTGCACTGCATCATAATTGTTTGCTTTTCTGCATCCCAGTACCAATATCCACCCCAGGATGGAAGTTTTACCTTATGACCTTTTTTCATTAATTCAAATGCATCTTTAAAATTCATATCTCTTTCCTTTCTAAATTTAGGCATAAAAAAGACTCGGGGTCCAAAGATCACCCGAGTTCATTCAACTTACAAGAGGAGTATCAATATGAAGTATCGCTTCATCTAATCGCTCTAGCCTATATATTAGACTATTTTTTGCGAACGTGACCGAACATTTTCTAATTTTCTTGAAAAAATCTTGCATTTCTCATTCTGCAGCTATCTTCTGTATATGCTATTTTTCTCTTTGGATGCATTCGGTTCATCTTATGCGCTACCTGCACCCATGTCATACCATCAATGTAATAGAATCTAAACATCATTCTGAGTTCGCTCTTCTCTATACTGTTTATGTATTCTTCTGCCTGATTCATAAGTTCCAGAAGTTCATTCTCTTTCTCGATCAGCATTGCTTTTCGTTTATTAAGCAGCAGCCTCTTCCGACTAAGTTCTGGCACCGGCATACCCTCAACAACAAAGTGCTGTATTCCACCCATGCCACCGCTTACTGTGTCTTTTACAGTTCCTTCTTCTGCAATCTTCCAGATCTGCTTTTCAGTCTCTGTGATTCTTCTCCTTAAATCTTTAATTTCTTCTTTCATGTCACAATACTGGATCAGTACGTTCTTGTCCGTTAGTTTTTATATCGAAGTGTTGGAAGATG